GGGGTCTGGGGAGCCTGATCCTCCGCCCTGGCCCGGTCGACGCCGTGTGCCCGGGTGATCCCGAGGGTGACGTTGTCGAGCACCCGCAGGTGGGGGAACAGGTTGTAGGCCTGGAAGACGACCCCGAGCCGCCGCCGTACCCCGACCGGATCCACCGAGGGGTCGGTGATCACCTCCCCGTCGAGGAAGATGTCGCCGTCGTCGATCTCCTCGAGCAGGTCGATGCAGCGCAGGATCGTCGACTTGCCGGAGCCCGACGCGCCGATCAGGGCCACGGCCTGATGCTCACGGACGTCGAGGTCGACGCCGTGGAGGACCTCGCGCTGCCCGAACGACTTGGTGACGCCGTCGAGGCGCAGGACGGGCCCGCCGCCGGTCATCGTGCCTGCCCGCCGAGCCCGCCGGGCCACATCGGCTTCAGGTCCGGCACGAAGCTCGTCATCAAAGTAAGAGGCTTTGCCGTGTCGATGTCGAAAAGGAGGATCGAGCCGGGCTCATCGACCGGCGAAAAGATGGTCTGGCGGATGGTGAACTGCGGGTGCGAGTAGATGATGGTGACGGATTCCGGGCGCGCAATGATGCGATGCGCGTAGGCCGCGAGGTCGAGGCTCTTGAAGCGCTCGAGGTCGGGGTGGTCGAGCAGCGCCTTGGCCTCTTGCGGCGTGCATAGGCCCGCATTCATCCAATCGATGACGGTCGCCGTGCGGCCCGCCGTCGAGTCGGGCAGCGAGCTGGCAGGCGTCACGTCCAACGTGAACGCGTGGTCCTCGAGCGCCACGTCACGCCACTTAATCAGCTCGACGCGCGCCCGAGAGCCCTTGCGCATCGTCACGCTCACCGGCTCGAGCTCGCCCCGCTCGTCCATGTCGCGCAGCTCGTCGATCGTCACGCGCGCGAGGTCCACGAAGAACTGCTCGTAGGTCTGCGCCACCGGCGCGAAGCGGCGCGAGCCGATGTCCTCGGCCTCACGCATCGCAGCGCCCGAGTCGACACCCTTCGGGACCTGACCGGTCGCGTGCATCTGGCTCACGCCGATCTCGGCGTATGCATCCTCGATGATCTCGCGGCGCCAGTTGAACAGCTCGGTAGGCACCGCGTTCTGCGCCTGCACCTGCGGCGGGTTCACGCCGTACGGCACCTCGGTGATCGTCGTGGGGTCGTTGTCGAGGTGTGCGACCTTGACCTTCTGACCCTTCGCGCCCACCTGCGTGACCAGCTTCGAGCGGGACACGTTGTGCATGATGTCCGCGAGCTTCTTGTGCACGTAGTTCAGCGCCGCCTGGTGCCCGCGCAGCTGCTCGACCAGGCCCGCGCCCCAGAAGCCCGTCTGCCGCTTGGCGTAGCGGAACACGACGATCGGGAAGCGCTCGCGCGTGGTCTTGCGCTCCAGCAGAATCTCGGGGGCGTCGCAGATGACGTGTCGGCCGGTCACAGTGTCGTGTTCGTCCTTATTGGTGCCGAGGCGCCATACCTCGATCACGAGCACCTGGTCGACGTTGGACGTGTCGGCCGGCGTGTAGCGGTCGAAGTGGCGGAGGAAAAGATCCTCGCTCTTGCCGCGGACCTTGCCGTCCTTCCGGCCCTGCTTCTTGAGCTGCTCGGCGTACAGCTCCTCGAGCACCGCGCGCTCGACCAGCTTCGCGCGGAACATCACGCGCGGTGAGCCGTAGTAGCCGTCGCGGTCATCCACGATCAGCTCGCCCGGGAACACGCGCTCGTACTTCACGCGCCCGTGCTCGCCGTAGACGTGCAGAGCGCCGATGTTGCCCACCGCGCCATCGACGAACACGTCCCGGCCCAGCTCGTAGGCGTTGTTGGCGGTGAAGATGCCCTTCACCGCCTGCTCGCAGCCCTGCGCCTTGCGCACGAGCGACCAGTCCGCGTCGTCGGTCTGAAACTTCGGCTTGGGCCGCTTGCTCGCGATGTGCGCCGCGGCGGTGGTTACGACCGAGCGGCAGAGGTTGAACTTGAAAGACTCGAGGCCGTTGGGCTTGCGGAACGCGACGCTCGCGCCGTTCGGCAGATCGCGCATGCCGTACATGGCCGAGAAGTGCCGCTCATCCGTGCGCATCGCCGAGAGCTGCCGGCACGCGCGGCGAGCCGCGGCGAAAGCAGCGTTGTGCTTCGCGTCTTGCGGCTCTTTCCACCAGGGCTGGGCGGCAGCGGTCTCAGGGGTCAAGATGCGCTAGCTCGAGGTCTCGCGCTTGCTGCTCATCGTCCTCTTCGGACTCTGAATGCGCGTCGGGCGACTCGGCTGGCTGGTTCGCGGCCTCGGGGGCGCGGGGTGCCTGGTCTGGAAGCAAGGTACTTGCGGACGGATCGGCGTGCAAGGGGACTGCGAAGTCCAGCTCGATGCGAACGCGGGTGGCGCCGGCGGCGGTGAGCGCGGCGAGTAGCTGCTCGATGGTCATAGGCCCTGCGTCTCCCAGTACCGGTCGAAGGCCGCTGCAAGCTTCTTGTTCTCGGCCTGCACCACGCGCGCCCGCTCAGCGGCCTCCTCAAGCCGGCGCTTCCGATCGGCGACGTACGCCTGCCACCGCGCGACCTCTTTGCGCTGCCTCTTCGTGAGTCTCGGCTCTCGCTTCATAGCTCCAGATACGAGCTGGTCGGCTCGTCCTCCTCTTCGGGTTCACGCGCCCACTTCGGTTCATCCGGCTCTGCCGGCGGCGGCGTGGCCGCTTGCAGGAACGCGGGCGTCTCCTTGGTGGCGTACATGTCAGCGTCCGAGGCGTCGTTCTCCTGCCCCTCGGCCGTGTCCTCGCGGTCCTCGTCCCACTGCAGCGTGCTCCACTCGTCGTGAAGGATCGTGTTGCAGGCGAGCGACTTCTTTCGGCCGGTGAGCAGCATGTCCGAGACGATCTCGATCGAGCCGCGTCGGTCCTGCTTGTTGGCCGGGATGATCGGGAAGCCGTCGGCGTAGCGCACGGCGTACTCCTGCATGAAGGCTTTGCCGAGGCCTCCGGAGTCGCCCACGGCCTTCCACGGCTGCCAGCGCTCGATGGCCTCGTTCATGATCGGCGCCCACTGCGAAGGCGCTAGACCGTGCTCCTTGCGCGTCTCGACGGTGTAGACGGTGTTGCCGTAGCCACGCGGGCTGGCGATCACGCTGTAGGCGCAGGCGTTGTTCACGCCGAAGTCGAAGCCGAGGATGAAGTCGTAGCCGGGCTTGTGCGCCGGCAGCGCGTCGAGCGTGTTGCGCGTGCGATCGAAGGCGTAGACCAGCTCGCTCGGGTCGACCGACCACAGAGCCAGATACTCGCGCTCGAAGATGGCGTTCTTGACCGTCCAGCCGCGGCGCGCGAGCAGGCCATCGACCGGGTCGTGCACGAACTTCTGCCAGTTGACGTGCGGGTTGTCCTCGGCCGTCCAGTGGAAGACCGAGTAGCCCTTCTTGCCGGTCGTGGCCTCGTAGAAGTAGCCGAACGCCTGCCGCGTGGGCGTGCCCGCGAGCCAGAGGTCGCCCTCGTGGTCCATGAAGCTGGGCTCCACGACCTCCTCGACGAAGTACTCGAGATAGCTCGGGCGCCACGCGCCGCATTCGTCGACGCGCACGCGCTTCCACGGCGTGCCGCGGTACTTCTCGAGGTCGTTGCGCGAGTCGCCGCCGGCCACCACGAGCCAGGAGCCGTTGGGGTGTCTGACCTCGTGCGTGCTCTCGTTGAAGCTGAAGCCCCAGCCGTGCTTGTCGTTGAGGCGGCGGAACGGCTTCCAGAAGATCTTGACCGCGCTACCGATGGTGAGCGCGATGTAGAGGTTCGCCGAACCTGGCGTGTCGAGCATGCCGCGCGCGAGGTCGCGGATCATCGCCTCGGTCTTGCCGGCGCGGCGACCGCAGAGCAGCGCCTTGAACTTGCCGCGGCTCTCGCAGACGGCGCGCTGGCGCGGGAACAGGCCTGCAAGCGGGTCTCGCTCGCTGCCGTCCATCACGCCAACGCGCCCGATCTTCAGCCGCAGCAGGCGGCGTTGAAGGGCGCGGATGAGCTGCGGGTCTACTTGCCCTTGGCCGGCTTGGGCGAGGGCTTCGCCTCCGCCGGGCCCAGGACTCGCAGAGCCGCGTGCTCGGTTTCCACGCCGCGGGGCAGGAGGGCATAGCAGTCGCGGTCGAGTTCTACCGGCTGGCCGACATGCCGGCGCTGATCGCGATCCCGCTGTTCACCCTCGCCGGATTCCTGCTGGCCGAGAGCCGTGCGCCGCAGCGCCTGGTGCGCCTGACCAACGCCTTGCTCGGCTGGCTGCCCGGCGGCCTCGCGATCGTCGCGGTGCTCGCGTGCGCGAT